AGCATTAGCTGTAACTATATGCGTGACGGTGTTGAGCGGAGCACTACTACAACTGAGAAAGTAGCCAATGTCCGTGAGGATACTGGTGAGGTGCTTGGTTGGGTAGGTACTAACTATAAGCGTATCCAAAACATCGACGTAGCCGAGCTGGCTTACGCCGTGGCTGGTAACGATACCAAGGTGGAGACTGCTGGCAGTCTTCGCAATGGTGCTCGTACTTACTTCTTGTTGAAGTTCAACGAGTTCTCAACACAATACTCTGATGATGTAACTAATGAGTATCTGTTGCTTGCTAATGGACACGATGGCTTGATGGCATTCAATGCTATCCCAACTGCTATTCGTGTTGTCTGTGCTAACACCTTGCGTGTTGCTATGGCTCAAGCCAACGCTTACCGTATTGCCCACAAGGGTAACATGGAAGATAAGCTTGCTGATCTGTACGATGCTATCGCTGCTGCTAAACAAGATAGCCGTGTCTTTGAAGACAAGGTTCGACACCTTGCCAATCAAGGCATGACTCGTCACACACTGAAAGATTACTATGATCTGATGTACAACAAATACTTCAACCAAGTCAATGATGATTCATCTGACCGTGATTGGAAGAAGAAGATTGAAACTTCTTTGAAGTGGGAGAATAGATTTGAGGTTGAGGCGAGTACTGCAGGTAACAACCTGTGGAATGCATTCAACTCTATCACTTACTTCATCGAGCACACCATGCCAACGCGTGGTCGTACCGATGCACAACGTCGAGAGAATCGACTACATACTAACATGTTCGGAACCTCTGGTTCCCTTAAGAGCAAAATCTTCGAGAACACTCTCGAACTAGTATAACCCCCCTATGAATACTACTCAGGAAACTGGGTAGTATTCTTTTTTCTTATTAAGGAGTATGCATGCTTTGGGATAAACTCTCATACGAAAAACAACAAGAAAGATTATCTACTCAATCTATTATGGAAGAGGAGACTCTTCTTAATTCTGTACAAAAGTATTGGAAAGAGTATGACCGTGCACCTGATGAAGGTATACCAGAACAAAAATTATTAGATGACTTCGTTACTGAGCTAGCTCCTGCATATCAGGAGTGGATTGATAAGGTATCAGAGAATCCCAAGTGTCCTTCTTGGGTCTATCCTTTGTTTGCACTAGGTGCTCACAAGATGGCAGACATTACATTAAGATCTGTTATGCGTTTGTGGTTAAACTCTTCTGAGTTTACTGGTGACATGGATGCAGTATCTCATCCACCACTGGCGCAACATGTGGTAAGAATGATCTCAAAGGATGCTATTAATATTATTGCGTATCAGAATGCCAAAGAAAATAACATGGAGTTCTGGCGTAAACAATCTAAGTTTGTAAAAAACTGGTCAGAAAAAAGATGCATTGCATTTGCTAATAAAGTGGGACAAGTTCCTGATATGTCTTTGAAACAGAAGGATGATTTTGGTCATCATATGTTGAGGATTGCCGAGGCATCTGGCATTATTAAGACAACAAAGAAGGCAAAACGTAGGGGGCGGGGGTGGACGCATGCGTTGCATGTAGAGTTCAGCCCTTCGATTCTTATGTTCTTGAATGAAAGACACAAGTTGATGGAAAGTTCTATGCTTGTGTATCGACCTATGATTACACCACCAATTGATCACCAACTAAATGCATCTGGTGGTTACATTCATCACTGGATTAGAAAAGATGTAGTGCATCGTTATGTATCAGAGTATGTAGAAGATAAATCTATTAGACAAAAACATTCCGAACCGTCCCAGTTTGTATTAGATGGATTGAACGCCATGCAGAAAACTGAATGGTCTGTAAATTCACGGGTCCTTGAGGTGATGGAGGATCTTTTTAAAGCAAACTCTAGACTCGCTAACCTCCCTGCATATGACTTTGATGAGTTCCTTTTTAGCATACCATATCCAGAAGAAGGAACCAAAGAGGAGCAAGCAAAGTGGTGTCAGCGTAGAGAAGAGTCTTATGGTGACTGGTTCAAGCAGGAGCAAGCTAGAGCTCGTATGCTAGTTCGCTTAGCTCTTGCTAAACGTTTACAAAAACATGACTTCTTTTACCATGTTATGACACTTGATTTCCGGGGCAGGTGTTATACAACTTGTGAGTTATTATCTAACCAGAGTTCAGATTATGACCGTGCTTTGATTCAATTTGCTGAGCCTGTTAAACAAACATCTCGTGGTTTGTATTGGTTGAAGGTACATGTTGCTAACTTGTTTGATCAAGATAAACTATCTTTTGACGAGAGAGTAGCATGGGTAGATGCAAATGAAAAAATGCTAGAAAAAATTTACAATAACCCTTATGATAACTTAGACTGGGTGTCAGACAAAAAGAAAAAGAATCCTTCTTTCCAAAGGCTGGCTGCTATCTTTGAGCTTTTCCGTACTGATGGTATGACTCAGCTTCCGATTCAAATGGACGGAGCCTGTAATGGATCTCAGCACTGGTCTGCTATCATGGGTGATGAAGTTATTGCAGAGCTTACCAATGTTCTGCCTAATACCAAACCAAACGATCTGTATCAATACATTGCAGATAAAACTACAGACTATTGCAAGAAAGAAGATGGCAATGGCTGGTGTGATGAGTTCTTAAATTACTGGTCTGATGGTATTGATCGTGGTGTAACTAAACGACCTACTATGTGTGATGCATATGGTCTAACTTTTTATGGTATTCAGAAATACATTAAGATCGAAGGTCATGTTGACTGGGTTCCTAAGGATAGGCAAGGCGGGGCTGTTGTAGAACTGGCTCGTGCTATTCAGAGTGGACTGGGTGAGGCATTGCACCTACCCAACAAGGGTAAGGAATGGTTGAAAGAATGTGCTGAGATTGTAGCTAATGCTGGCTATCATCTAGAATATACTGTACCTTCTGGGTTCAAGGTAGTCCATGCTTATTACGAGATTAAAAAGCGTCGTTCATTAGCGTCACTCTTTAACCACAAAGAACTTATATTTTGGAACGTATCAAAAAATGTGCATAAAGATAAGGCAATGCTGGGTATCCCGCCAAACTATATCCATTCTTTGGATGCTTCTCATATGTTCTGTACAATCAAACGTATGATTGAGGCTGGTATTGTAAGGTTTAGTATGATACACGATTCATATGGATGCCCTGCTCCGTATGTAGATATGATGAATACATTTATTAGAGAAGAATTTTTGAAGATGCACAAGGAGAACCAACTTGAAATATTTAAAAGATGTGTCGAAGCAACCACCGGAGTCACGCTCCCTGATGTCCCAGACAGAAAACCTATGGACCTCTCAAGAGTCTTGGACTCCAGATACTTCTTTTCCTGAGATCGTAGAGATATGGTGGTATGATGCAGAAACTTGTGGTGGTCCGGGCTGGGTGGAGAAGGACACTGCTATGGATTACATTCATAGTGAGCTTCCTATTATCAAGTCTGTTGGTTTTTTGTGTGCTATTACCGACACTCATTATTCTATCACTGACAATGTGGGCAGTGATCAGATCGGGGGAGTTACTAAGATACCTAAGGGTATGATAAGTGAGATTTATTATTTAGAAAGGACTTAATATGACTCATATTATGATTGATTCAGAAGGGGATATGGAATCAGGATTGGAAACTGCAACTAAACTAGCCAAGATTGAAGGCAGTAGTTTGACATTGGAGTTCCCATCTGAGGGGTTTGCTAAAGTATTTATGGAGAATATGTTTGTTTCTTTTGTTGAAGCAGGTATTCCTAAAGATGTTAAAATGAAATTGAATGTTATGTTTCCTGTTGAGGAGGAAGACAACGATGAAGAAAAAGGCTTTGAATTCGGTAGCTAATAAGCCAGCTACAAAATTTTGGCGTAAGGGAGAATGGTTTGACATTCTCGAAGCCAAGCAGTATAATAAGGAAGAGCTGAATGCTATTCAGCAACTGCATCTGGATGGGTTGGTTGATGTGTATGCCGCCCGCACAGCTGAAGCTTGTCGATACAAGCATGTTGCTGATGAGAATGGTCAATTCATTTCGGCTGAGTACATTGAAGGCTCAGAACGTATGGTTGACTTGCCTTCCTACGCCGACCAATGGCGTGAAGATTACAAACGGAGATTAAAGAATGGCAAGAGTACTCGTAATCGGTGATACCCACTGTCCAGCAATGGACCTTGGGTATCCAAACTTTTTACAAGAGATGGCTGATCAATGGGACACTGATACTGTAGTACATATCGGTGATGTTGTTGATTGGGCAAGCATCTCTTATCACGAGAAGATGCCGGGGTTTGATAGCCCAGCCTTGGAATACCAGAAAGCTCTGGATCAAGTGCAGATGTTGTACAAGTTATTTCCAAAGGCTGTTGTCATGACTGGTAATCATGACGATCTACCCCGGAGACAGATGACCACGGTTGGTTTACCTGAGGAATGCTTAGTAGACTACAACTACCTTTGGCAAACTCCGGGGTGGGAGTGGAAACCTAGATATGCTTCTTACAATTTGGATGGTGTTATTTATCGTCATGGTGATAGCGGTCGTGGTGGCAAGTATGCTGCCCTGAATAACGCAATGGACAACTTTAATTCTTATGTCCAAGGTCACACACACTCACTGTCTGGTGTTAACTACTATCGCAATGAAGGTGGCAGAGTCTTTGGTATGAATGTTGGTTGCGGTGTAGACCACGATCAGCTTGCTATGTTCTATGCTAGACGATACAATGCTAAACCTATCTTAGGTTGTGGTATTGTGTTGGATGGTGAATATGCATACTGGGAACCATACAATGGCATTGCGTGATGACTTAAGAAACAAATGGTTTAAGAATAATCAAGACGGTTATTCAAGACGAGAACTCAAAGGCAGAGATAAATGGGAACCTACTGATATGAATGCCACTAACGGTAAAGGCTCAGAATCCCGAAAAAAATTTATATCTTCTGCTGAAGAAGACTTGCGTTGGAAGCTTGCTTTTGGTAAAATATCCGAACAAGAATTCAACAAAGCCATGGAGAAACTAAATGGCAAAGAAAACAATTGACAGTAGTACTGTTGCTCGTATGAAGAAGGCGGGACGTACCCGCAGGCAACACAAAAACAAGTATGGTCAGCATAAGGCTGGCAGAAAGAACTGAATATGAAACTAGATACTTTTAATACTGAAACCCTTGAGGTTCAATGGGCGCATCTGCATCGTGCCGACGATAAGTTTGGTGCTCCCGGGCATCACAACATTACCGTTGTTGTTGACGATCAGCTGAATGATCAGCTTAACAAGATCGCTAAAGAAGCTGGTGCTGCAAAGATTAACGGTCTTTCCGACAAGGAAGGCAAGAAGTTTATCAAGGTCAAGTCAACTCTCTACACCAACCCACCTGAGGGTATGGAGAAGAAGGTTGCTTTCCCTTGTGTTGACTCCGATACTAACAGTACGGATGAAACTCCTATGGGTGGTGACAAGGTTCGACTTCGGTTGAAGCCATTTGTTATCTCTCGGGATAACTCTATGTCCTTCTTCTTGAATGGTTGTCAAATCATTGAGAAGAATGGTTCCTCTGGATCTACCTCTGGCTTCTCAGCCACTGAGGGTTACAAGGCTCCGGCCCAAGCAGAGGAAACTGTACCGTCTAACGACGATAACGATGTCCCCTTCTAATGGAATGGTCCTTTCCCATTAGTCCTGTTGCGGCTAGTAGGCCCCGTGTGTCAAAGCACGGGGCTTACTTTGCCGGTCCTTACAAAGAGTTCAGAAAGAAAGCTGGACCTATTGTAGATGATATACTAGGCAATGATTGGGAACCTCTGACTGGTCCTTTGAAGGTGGATTTAGAAATGTATATTGCTAAGCCTAAGACAACAAAACTTGTTGGACCTAAGGCTGATATTGATAATTTTGTCAAAGCTATTTTTGATGCAATGAATGGCAGACTATGGGTAGATGACTCTCAAGTTGTTGAACTGTATGCTGTCAAACAATGGTCAGATCAAAGCAATGGCGATGGATATTTTACAATTAGTATTGGAGAAAAATAATGAGTGATTGTAATGGAACTAAGTGTAGTGCAGAAGACTGCGTGAATCAAGCTGCTGCTTACCTGTGTCAGTTTGATACTGTTGACAATGATCTTTATATCAACAAGATTGCAAATGGTTATCTTGTGAAGATTGATGGACAAGATCACAATGGCAATTGGATTGGTCGGCAGTTTGCCATGCCAACGATTGCATGTGTTGAGCAAACCTTTGTCGCATGGGCAGAGCACAAGCGAGACAACTAACTCGCAGGCTCCATAGCCCAACGGCAGAGGCAGTGGACTTAAAATCCATACAGTCCGGGTTCGAATCCCGGTGGAGCTATTTGCTTTTGTAGCTCAATTGGATAGAGCAACTGCCTTCTAAGCAGTAGGTTGCAAGTTCGAGTCTTGCCAAGAGCGTTCGTCGGCATAACTTAAGGAGATTATATGTTATTAGAATTATTGTTAGCTGGTCTTGCAGGACCAGATTATACTGAGCAAACCTATGTAGGTGATGTGTCAGAAGACTTCCAGTGGACAGGTAGCTTTGTGGCTTCCTACTTCTTGGATGAAGAAGCTGAATCAGAGTTGTTTGTGTATACGTTTTCAAACGACGCAACGTCTGACATTGCTATCTTCGATCTTGTTATTGATGACACCATCACTTGGAGTGTTGAAGTGAACCCCGGTGAAACCGTTAGCTATAGCTACGTCACTGATGATGTGTATGGCTACGAGTATCAGTCGGCAGTTCTCTTCAACGCTGATGAAGGATCGTATGATTTTTTTACTACGATTGGAACTCAGTTCGAAGGAAATGTTATTCCTGCCCCCGGGGCTTTAGCTATGCTTGGGCTTGCTGGCTTTGGTAGGAGAAACCGAAAGGAATAAAAAGTATGAGTACGTTTACTCATCACGAACCCTGTCCTCATTGTAGGGGGCAGGGTCGTGATATTAAAGGGGATAACCTTGCCTGCTATGATGATGGTCACAAGTATTGTTTTGCTTGTGGTTATTGGGAAGGTGGATCTGAGAAAGGATATAGACCTATGGAAGAAACAGAAACAGTTAATGATGACTGGAAACCATACAACGGTTCGTGCAAACCATTGGCACATCGTGGTATTGGCGAGGACATGACTCGCAAGTTTGAATACCAACAAACTAATATCAATGGTAAAGATGTAGAGATTGCAAACTTCTACAAAGATGGAGAGCTTATTGCTCAGAAGCTGCGTGGTCCTGACAAACAATTCAAATGGGTTGGTCGGGCAAGCAAGGCACCTCTTTGGGGACAGTGGCTGTGGAAATCTCAGGGTGGCAAACGACTTGTCATTACTGAGGGTGAAGTCGATGCTATGACTGCCTGCCAAGCTATGGGTGGCGGCTGGCCTGTTGTCTCCTTACCTTCTGGTGCTCAAGGTTCTGTGAAAGCAATCAAAGATAACTGGGAGTTTGTTACATCCTATGATGAAGTTGTCTTGTTGTTTGATCAAGATGAGGTTGGTAGAACTGCAGCTAAGAAGGTTGCAGAATCTTTGCCTCCCGGCAAGTGCAAGATTGCAGCCCTGCCTTACAAGGATGCCAATGAATGTCTTAAGAACGGACACTCTAAGGCTATCATGAGTGCAGTGTTTGAGGCACAGGTATACTCACCCGATGAGATCCTGCATGTTTCAGGTATTGATCTTAATGAAGATAAAGAGGTTAGTGTATTCTCCTATCCTTGGACCAAGATGAACTCGTATCTTATTGGTCAACGGTCAGGTGAGATTACGCTCTGGTCCTCTGGCACAGGCTCAGGTAAGTCCACTATCATTCGTGAGATTATGTGGGATCACTTGAAGCGGGGCCGTAAGTGCGGTGCTATCATGCTAGAAGAATCACCCAAAGAAACTATCGAAGACATTATCTCTTTGATTATTAACAAACCTGTTCGATCTATTCGGGCAGAAAGACTGATGAATCAATTGCGGATTGAAGAGGGACAAGAGATTCCAGAGACTGCTGAGCTTGACACATTGCAAGATGCAGAGTATCATGATGCTTTGGATAAACTTAAGAAGACTGGATTCTATATCTACGACCATCTCGGTAACAACGGTATCCAGAATCTCGTACAACGTCTTGAGTTTATGGCTGTATCGTTGGGTGTAGAGGTCGTTGTTCTTGACCACATCACAGCAGCAGCAACTGGTATGCTTGGTTCTATGAATGACAACGAGCGTTTGCTTATTGACAATCTTATGAAAGAACTGAGATCACTGGTGTCTCGCACTGGCGTTCACATTCACATTGTCTCACAACTTGTGAAGAACGGAAAAGCATTCGAGGAAGGTGAGCGTATCACTATGCAGGATCTGCGTGGCTCAGGTTCGCTGTCCTCTGTACCTAACACCGTCATTGCTCTTGAGCGTAACCGCCAAGACCCTGACCCTGTAGTATCTAACACTACTACTGTGCGTGTGTTGAAGAACCGATTGACTGGTAAGTGCGGCATAGCTACAGCATTGTACTATGATCGTAACATTGGACGATTGGAGGAAGTCGAGTATCGGGAGTCCGATGCAGGCAATGTAAGTTTCTAACGAAAGGAGAGTCTCATGAACCGACTCGTATTTGACATTGAAGCCAACGGCTTAAACGAAATTAATCTTAACTCAAAGGGGCAAGTGATACCTGAGGTAACTCAGGTACACTGCCTTGTTATTAAGGATATTGATACAAATGAAATTGAAACCTATACTGGTGATGACATTGGATTGGGTGTTGTTCGTTTGCGCAACGCCTCTTGTATTATTGGGCACAATATTACGGTATATGACGTACCTGTTCTCAGTCGCTTCTATGGGCCTATTCACACTAAGCAACAAGATACTCTCATTATCTCCCGAATGATGTACCCTGAACGGGGAGATCATCCTCTGGGTGGTAACTCTCTTGAATGCTGGGGTAAATCTCTTGGCTGTCTTAAACAAGACTACCAAGGTGGTTGGGAAGAATACTCAGATGAAATGCTTAAGTATTGTATTCAAGATGTAGAAGTTTCCCATAAGATTTGGGAAGCACAACAGGAGTTTGTAAATGCAAATCTCAAACCTATTTGGCTGGAGCACGAGGTTACAAGAATTATTAGTGATCAAATTGTTAACGGCTTTTGCTTTAACATTGACGCTGCATACGACTTGGAAGAAGAGCTGCAGTTTAATAAGATATCTATTGAAGATGAAATGAGGCAATCGTTCCCTCCTCTAGTTGAAGAACGCTGGTCTGAGAAAACTGGACGGCGACTCAAGGATAAAGTAACGATCTTTAATCCCGGCTCACGCAAACAAATTGCACAAAGACTGGGCGATAAGTATGGATGGCAACCTCCTGTTACCGAAAAGGGAAACCCTAAGGTAGATGAGGCTGTCCTTCGTGAGCTAAAGTTTCCTGAAGCAGAAACTCTGATTAGGTATTTCGATACCACTAAACTTCAGGGTCAAGTTTCTGACTGGATCAAGCGGGCTAAGTCTAGTCGTGATGGTAAGATTCACGGCATGGTTAATCCGCAAGGAACTGTTACTGGTAGAATGACTGCATCACAACCCAACCTACAACAAGTGTCAGGTGATAAACGAGCAAGAGCATTGTTCACACCTAGTGCTGGTAATGTACAAGTTGGCATTGATGCTAGTGGTCTTGAAGCTCGTATGCTTGCATCCCGAATGGCTAAGTATGATCAGGGAGCATACGCTAAGATTATTCTTGAAGGAGATATTCATTCAGAGAATCAGCATGCTGCTGGTTTACCTACTAGGAATGATGCAAAGACTTTCTTTTACGGCTTCCTGTATGGTGCTGGTAACGAAAAGATTGGGAAGATCATTGGGAAAAATGCCGACGCTGGTGCTCGACTCAAGAA